GTATAAATAGGTTGTGATTGCCCCTATATAAGTAGAGGGGTGATCCGTTCCCCTACTCGCCAATGAATAATCGAATGGTGGGCGACAGACAGGAATGACGGGTATGGTTCTCGAGAGCCTATTAAAATGCCAGACATCAATATACAATACTACAAGGCGAATGATCTTATTATGGCTGAGTACAACCCTCGCCAATTAACTAAAGATCAATATACGCAACTGAAGGATTCACTCACTCGATTCGGGCTGGTTGATCCTCTCATTGTAAACAAACACAAAAGCCGAAAGAATATCCTGGTAGGCGGTCATCAACGATTAAAGATAGCAAAAGAGATGGGCATGGATAAGATTCCATGTGTTGAAGTTGATCTGCCACTCGATCAGGAAAAAGAATTAAATATAAGATTGAATAAGAACGTAGGTGAATGGGATTATGACTCACTCGCTAATTACTTTGATGTAAGTGAATTGATGGAATGGGGATTCTCTAATGATGAACTGCAATTCTATGAAGATGAACCAGAACAAGGATTGATTGATGATGATGAGATTCCTGAAGTAGAAGAAGCCATAACAAAATCGGGCGATATATGGCTATTAGGTGAACATCGTTTATTATGTGGCGATGCGACAAAGAAGGAAGATGTTGAACGATTGATGGATGGGCAGAAGGCAAGAATGTCTGTTACATCACCGCCGTATGAGAATCAAAGAGATTATTCACAATGGGAATCATACCGTGACTATTTGAATTTCATTAGTCAAACTATCGAAAATTATAAAAAAATATCGGATAAGGATTTTATTGTTTTTTGGAATATGGGCAGTTCAGAGTCAACGAATAACTTTATTCCTGCTGATAATTATAAACAATTTATTGATAATGGATTCAAGTGGTTGGAGTGGATTGTATGGAACAAAGAATCTGCCACTTGGACAATTCCAAGAAGTCAGCATATAGAAAAAGGTCTATATATACCTGCATTAAGGTGGGAATCGTTAATGGTTTTTTCATTGGGGAAAAGACCCCATTTTGAATTATCCGATAAAAAAGAAATTAGAAACTGGCAGGAAAATGTTTGGGAAATGAATAAGGTAATCGGTTCTCAACAAAAAAAGATAGGACATCCAGCTTTATTTCCTGTTGAATTACCATATAGAGCAATCAAATCTTATTCTAAAAAAAATGAAAACATTTACGAACCTTTTTCAGGTGGGGGCTCAACACTCATCGCCTGTGAAAAGACCAATCGCAAATGTTATGGCATGGAAATAGACCCACATTACTGTGATGTAATTGTAAAACGATGGGAAGAATTTACTGGAAACAAGGCAGAACGGATAGAACGTGCAGAGAGTTGATAAACAACCACAATACAACGAGGGTGGAATAACTGGCAAAGGATGGAAGCCAGGGGAATCAGGCAATCCTAATGGTAGGCCAAAGAAAGGCGAAGCATGGGCTGATGTAGCGAATGAATTACTCAATTCAAAAGAGATAGACATCACAATGAAGATGGCTGATGGTAAGGTAAAGCGGTTGAGTCTGGAATCAGATAAATCATTTCGTCATGCTGTTATAGTAGGGATGATTAAAGAAGCCATGAAAGGAAATGTTCAGGCGGCAAAAGAACTGGCAGACAGGACTGAAGGCAAGAGCAAGGAAAGAAGGGAAGTAACTAATAAAGTTGAACCAATCAAGATAATGAGCTTTGACTAATAATTGGAAAGCAAACGATTTACGCAAGAGTATCATTCTGGATCCACATCGATTCAAAGTCGTGGTGGCTGGCAGACGATGGGGAAAATCTTATCTAAGTCTGATGTGGCTATTAACAAAAGAAATCCAACCAGGTGAACGTAGATGGATAGTAGGGCCTACATACAGATCATTAAAGAGTACGACATGGCCGATACTCAGGGCAATAATGAGACAGCATGAAGGTGCGGTTATAAATGAATCGGACCTATCAATCAAACTACCCAATGATTCGGAGATTGCTCTTAAAGGCTCTGAACAAGAGAATAACCTTCGTGGTGCTGGATTGGATATGGTTGTCATGGAAGAATTCTCATACATCAAGCCTCATGTCTATGAAGAAATTATCTATCCCATGCTGACAACAACTCAAGGTGAAGCCTTATTCATTGGTACACCTAATTCATTTGATCATCTATATGATTATTACTTACGGGGCCAGAGTGATCCTGATTGGAAGTCATGGCAGTTCACTACAGAGGAAGGCGGATTTGTACCAAAGGATGAGATCGAGAGAGCAAAAGCAACAATGGATGAGAATACATACAAGACTGAATTCCTTGCTGATTTCGTGAGTACAGGGAGCCGTGCCGCATACAACTTTGATCGCAAGATTCATGTTAAACAGGCTGAAGAATTAACTGCCAATCTATTCTGGGGAATGGATTTCAACGTCATGCACATGACTTCTGTTCTCGGATGTTCTTACTCTGATGGTTCTATACATTACTTCGATGAGATAAGGCAATCAAATTCTAATACTGAACAGCTGGCTATAGCCATGAAGAAGATAGCACCAGGAATAAATATATATCCAGATGCAACAGGATCAGCACGTTCAACAACTTCAAACAAATCAGATCATACCATATTACGGGATCATGGTTTTAATGTGATTGCAAAGAAAGTTAATCCGCCAATCATAGATAGAATCAACGCATTAAATCGGATGCTTGTTGATGCTAACGGTAAGGTACGAATGACAGTAGATCCGAAATGCACATACCTGATTAAAGATTTAGAGCAAGTACAAAGATCAAGGGATGGAAAAATAGAAAAATTAAAAGATATAACTCTCAGCCATGCCTTCGATGCTTGCTCGTATTACATTGCTTTGACGAATCCTGTGGTTCAGAGATTGGTAACAAGTTCACAATGGTAGGTTATGGAATATAATTTTCACGATAAAGTGATGCTTCCTTCACTCGGTAGGGATGTAGTCATGCAGTCTGTACAACGTGCAGAGAACGATTTGAAAAAGGATGAGATTGCTGAGAAAGATACTGCTCTTGATTTCTATTACAATAAGAAGTTAGATACACATCTGGCTCAATGGTTTCCAGGATCATCATTAGAACAAGTGCCGCCATTCGGTATGCGTATTGTACCGAGATTTGCAAAGGCAAGGATGATGCTATTCAAAGCACCACCTGAAAGATTTATCAATGGTGAACCAGCAGATGAATATAATGATCTTGCTTATCGTCTCGATAGTAAATCACGGGAATTCGCAGAGGTAGCGTGGCTCATAGGGAAGTGTCATTTCCGCAGTAAGTATTCGGATAGGCATGAAAGGATTGAATACGATATAGTCACTAACGCTAAAGAATATTATCTCTATGGTGAATCAAGTCCGTATGGCATAAGCTACGAAGTGGGGAAAGATTTAAAAGGTGATCGGAAGTTTGTATTCTGGAGTGAGTCAAGGAATGGTGAACCTGGATTGCATTTCTCATTCGATACTGTTGGCCGTGTTAATCCGATAGGCGACAATGTAGAGATGATTAATCCGTATGGTATCTTGCCTATCAGCAAGGTTGAATTCTCATCGGATAGTATGGATGTTGCAAGGGCTGGATTACAAGTAAGTATAGCGATGACTGAGATCGCTTTGGCCACACGGTTTGCATTGGGTCAGCCAGTTATCACAGGGATTGATACTGAGATTCCTAATTTGAAGGCTGGTATCGAAAGGCTAATATCATTACCAGAAGGTGCATCACTTCAATATGTATCACCAACGGGTTCTATTCGTGACATGATTGAATCCGTAAAGATGATGATTAATCAAGTAGGCCAGAATCATTCACTTGCTATCAGATGGGGTGAAGGTGGAACGCCACCAAGCGGTGAAGCATTGAAGATTATGAGCATGGAAAATCTTGAAAGCCGTGAATCAGATATACCATTATTCAAGGAATGGGAACATTCAAGATATGAAATAGATCGCACCATATTACAAGTACATCAGAATAAAACATTATCCGAATCTTATTCAGTTGATTTCGCTGAAGCTGGATTCCCTACTACCTGGGCTGAAGAAAAAGATAGATTGCAATTCCAATTAGATAACAACTTAATGAGTAGGAAAGAATTAATCCGATACTTTAATCCTGATATTCCAGATCAACAATTAGATGAAATGCTCGGTGAATTAAAAGAAGAACAAGAAGTACCAGCAGTACCAGAGACAGGATTATTACAAGCATTGAGGCAACCAGTTGGCTAAAGATAAAGCGGCACAGGATTTCGCAAGGGCGATAGAACGAGTACAGTCTGAACTCGTCAGTCAGATATTTGATTTAAGGAATCAAGGATTGACAAGGGATGAGATCGTATTGGTATTGCAGACTTTAGATATGGAAGATTTGATCATGGATCGGCTGGGATTGAGTTCTGATCTTGATAACCTGATGCTTGAATATCAAGCAGTATTAGGTTCTATGGAAATGACGGGTGCGGTAACAGATGAAGTATTAACTGCATTACTCAGAATGGACAATAGCACATTCATGAAACAGATAGGATTGATGGGTGATCAAATCAGAAATGAAGCGGCAAGGGGGATTATAGCTGGTGCAAGTGAAGCTGATATAGCACAATCAATTTTAAAGGGTGCTGGTGGTGTATTAAGGCCCGATCAAGCCGAGACCTTAGCCAATACAGCATTGAATACTTTCGAACGTAATGTAACGGTTGAGATGGCTTCTGATGATCCAGCGAATACAAGATATATTTATCAAGGGCCAGTAGATGATAGGACGAGAGACATCTGTATTGATATGATGAGTGCTGGTGCATTAACCAGAGATGAAGTTGATTCGACTTTTCCTGGAGCCTTTGGAGATGGTGGTGGATTTAACTGCCGTCATAGATGGGCAAGGGAAACGAGTTCAAGTGGAAAATTATCTGATCAAAAAGGTGCGAAACAGGAAAAAGATAAACGAATAGATAAATTAAAAGAGAAAGGAAGATCGTGGCAGAAACCTTTAACACCGCAACAGCAACTGGAACAACGTGGCTAAAGCACAAGACATAATAAAATACAAAAAATCGTTCTGGAAGAAACTCGGTGATGAGATTTCAGATAAGATTCGTGTAGATACAATAAGCGGTAAGGATGTCAAGGGTAAAGCATTTAAGCAATACACAACAGATTATGCAAACAGTAAAGCATCAAGAAAATTTAAAAGGCAATCATCAACAAGCACAAAGCCTGATCTACAACTGACGGGTGATATGATGAGGAACCTACAAACAAGAGGTGCAACAGAAGATGGTGTAACAATCGGATGGTCTGGCACACTTGCTCAAAGGGTTCAATGGAATGATGATATGGGAAGAACTGTAACATCAACTGCACAACCTTTATCGGATAAGATTGCGAAGTTTGTTGAAAACCAATTAGGAAGAATTACAGATGCTAATATTAAAAAGTACGCATCGAAGCCAATCAATTTCAGGATAGGCAGATGATTTTCATAATACTCAAATCAAAGAGGTTAAAATGAGTGAAACACAAGTCGAAGTTCCAGACGTTAAACAGGAGTCCACTACAGTTGCAAGTGAAGTAAAGCAACCCATCGATCAAGTACCTTACGCACGATTCAAGGAATTAGTCGATGAAAAAAACACCATGAAAGCAGATTACGAATCTTTGAAGAATAAGGTCAAAGGCGAGAGTGAATCCAGACAGCTTAAAGATATGGAATCTAAAGGCGAATATGAAAAGATCATGGCAGACATGAACGCAAGGCTGGAAACTTCTGAAAAGAAATCTAAAGCATGGGATGAATACCAGGCAACACGGAGAGATTCGTTACTATCGAAACTGCCTGAAGATGATCGTGCTGTTTATGATGGGCTTCCGCTGGATAAGCTGGAACTCCATGTAGATAAGTTCAATACGAAGCCTTCACCAGCTTCAGTTGATAATTCACAAGCAACCTCTACAGGCGGATATGCTACGTTTGAAGAATGGGCGGCTGTTGATCCTGATGGATACAAAAAAGCCAACGATCCTCAAACATCTGGCAAGATCAAAATAGCTTATGGGGGCTGATATTTTCAAAGCACTCGATCCTGAAAACGATCTCAAGCACACGAAAGTGAATGGTGGCGAGGATATTGATTGTACCTATAAAGATAAAAAGGTCAGTTATGATGATTACATCGATATTCATGAAGAACGTGGCGAAAGATTAGCAAAAGGAAAGAAGCCTGGAAGTATTGGTTCATTTAGTGGATTTGGCCCTGGAACGATGAAGAAATCGTATGAAAAATAATTAATAAACAAACCATACAAAGGAATATAAAATGGCTTTAACTAACACATCAACTGCCGCTGGTGGTCTTGGAAAGACAATCGGTGATGCAGTTATCGCATTCAATCATGTGAATGTGATGTATCCACTTGTAACTGTAAAACAGGCCGCAAGAGGATCAAACTCGGTTCAGTTTTCGGATTGGACAAAACTAACTTCATCAAATGTGACTGCCGCTACTCAGGCAACCGCTACAACTGCTGTCGCTATCACATCAGCCGCAAGAACTGCGACTATCTCTGAGCACGTTATCGAAGCAGATGTATCTGATTTGGTACTAATGGGATCAGGTGATAATGTGGATTCTAATGCTGGCCCAGCACTCGGAAATTCTGTCGCCTCGAAACTTGATGATGATCTTGTAGAATTAGGCAAATCATTCTCGCAAACAGAATGTGGTGCTGGTACTTCTCTTGCTCTTTCTCATATCTTTGGCTCAATGAGACAAATGAGAGCCGCTGGAGCTCCAATGCCGTATAGCCTGGTATTGTCTCCAAAGCAAGTATGGGGTTCAAAAGGAATTATATCCCTACTTCATAACTCAGCTTCTGCTACAACAGATCAGTCTAAACCAGTTGCTTTAATGGGATCGAAGGGTGAAGAAGCCTTCCAGAGTGGTTACGTTGGTTCGATTGCTGGATTCAATATATTCTGGTCAGATCAGATTGACGAGAATGTTGGATCAGGTGGAGATGCCGCTGGATTTGCTATGAGCAAAGGTGCTATTGGTCTTGGTGTTGGTGCTGAAGGTTTATTCCGCATCAGATCAGAACGTAATGAAGCCGCAAGATATACAGCTTATGTTGCTGTTGGATTCTGGGGTGAAATTGAGATTAAAGATGCTTATGGTGTCTATATCTTAAGTGACGTTTCTTAATCACTAATCAATAATGATAACGGGGGGACTCGTTCCCCCCTTTATTAAGGATAAATATGAAATACTTTAAAAAGCCAAACGGAT